TGTGCGGCGGTCAGTCCGTTCACCATCTGATTTTACGATAACAGGAAAATTGATCCCTGCCATAAGTCAGAAGATAGTTCAAAAAAGCGTTCAACCGCTGTTCAGCGGTCAAACTTCCTTCCCCGGTTGCAAATACGGTGTTGGTGTCGCCCGTCTGTATCTGCTTTACCGCCATATCTAAATCAAGCCCTGCAATGCTATCCGGCGAAAAGGTTTTCTTTGCCGTTAAGAATTCACCTACCGCCATATCAACAGCGATATTCACCAAGCCATCAGGTATAGAAGGCGTGTTGCAATCGTTCTTTATGGTGTTTTCCACCTTCTGAATTGAAAAGGTAAGGGCAAATTCATCCCCTTCCTGCAACTCATACCCAAACGATTTTAACCGTTCCTTTACCATTTCCAGCATTGGGATCACCGCCTTTACTCTTTGGCTTCCGCTTCCTGAATCGTTTTCAGAATATCAGCCTTGTTTGCAGCATCGCCCAAATCAATGTTGTGTTCCGCTGCATAGGCTTTCAGTTCATCAACCTTCATTTTGTCAAGGGGCTTTGCATCCGCTTCACCCTCAACTTTGTACCCCTTACCCTTCAAACTGAAAGCAAGGGCTTCATCGTTGGTTTCAAATACCCCCTTCACGAATTTGCAAAGGGGGCGATTGTTGGAAGCATCCCAAAGGATATTAGGGGTTTTCGGTTTCTTTGTTACTCTGAACATACAATCACCTTACCCTTTCTTTATACCGTAGCCGCCGTTTTCAGCCCGGTAATAGCACCGTGAAGGAAAGCCGGACCGTGTGCAAGTCCGATCTGCCCGTAAATCTGCACCTTATCGGAAGCACCCGTTTTTGCCAAATCTTCCTGAAACAGTACGCCCTTGCCGGGAACTGCCTGAAATACCGGGGCGATATGTGCCATATCCGCAATCAGAAGGGAATCATTCGGCATGAAGCGATCCCAAACCACGCCCATCTTGAAGAAGTCGGTTTCAATCTCCGTGATATTCATACCGCCTACATTCTGCGTGGTCTGCATATTCGCCTTGAACTGATCGGCGTAAAGATTGGTAATCATCTGCTTCTGATATGCACCGCAAAACAGAACCATCTTACCGAAATACGCACCGTTATCAGCCATTTCACGGAAAAGCTGATCCAGCAAAGCCTTGTTCAAGTCAGCACCCGCCGCCGCAATGGAAGTTCCGGTGTCGGAAGTGCAAAGTTCCAGCATACCACGGGTTTTATTTGCGACATTTGCTGCCGTGGAAATCTGATAAGTGCCACGGATGAAGGAAAATTCCACATCACGGGCAATCTTAATCAACTTCTGCTGAATCTGCCAAGCCTTTTCATCTGCCGGGTTCGGGTTCTGCCCCGCCGTATTCAGCCCGGACATTCTGCCGGAATTGCTCTGCTTTGCGTAGGTCAGATCAATCACTTCCTGATGAATCTGAACAACATTCTTTTCCTGCTGCCGTGCAATGTGGCTTGCTGCCGGGGCGGTTGCGGAATCACTTTCGGAAATCTCCGGCTGTGCCGCTTCCGGGAAATCATAAAGAACGGCGGTAGGGAATTCAAAATTATCTGTCTGTCTGCCACCCGTAAGCCCGCCAATCATGGAAAGAAACGGGGTTTGGGTGGGATCGGCTGTAAAGAGTTCACCTGCATAGTTGGGTAAATTCCAAGTCGTACCAATACCTGTTACCTGTGGCATATTTTTCACCTTATTTAACCTTTCGTTTTAATTTTTACATCAGGACAACGCCATCAGCGGCGGCTTCCTGTTTGATTTTGATAACCTCTAACTGGTTATTATTTTTGCGGGCATCCGCAAGGCGGGCTTCATATCCCGCTGCTGTGGAATTGGGAACTGTGGAAGAAGCCCCCGGTTGAAATCCCGTGAACTGCTGTTGTGTTTGCTGCTGAACATCAAACATATAGGCATCGGATTTCTTCAAGGCTTCAATCTGTTCATCAAAGCCTGAAAGTTTACCATCCTCGCCCAATTTCACCTTTGACATATCCAGCATAGCCTTGACCGCTTTTCCGTTTCTTGCCTTTGCACCGGAAAGGGCGATTTCAACGGCGTTATCCAGCTTCAACTTTGCAAGTTCTTCATCATGGGCTTTCTGCTGATCGGCGTTCTGTTTCTGCAAATCGGAAATCTGCTGCTGCAAGGCGGCATTATCGCCGCTGGATTTCTTCAAACCTTCAAGCTGCTTATCTCTATCAGAAACAGATTTCTTCAAGGTCTTGTTTTCCTCGTTGATCTCGTTGAACCTTGCCTTTGTAACAAAGTTCCCATCAAGGGAATCCATAACCTTCTTTGCCTGTTCCTCTGTCAATCCCATTGCAATCAAATCTTCTTTGTTCATTGTGTTTACCTACCTTTCAAATTTTCCGTTTTTTACCGTGGGTTACGAACCACGAAATTTGACCTTGTTCTTTACCGTCTGCAACGCTTAAAAGACGATAACACTATTTAACCCATAGCTGGAAGATAGAATTGGATCACCGTTCCTTTCTAACTGCCATTACCGATTTTCACCACAAATTCACCCCTTTTCTGAAAAAATCGCCTTTATATAATCGTCATATAGCCACGCTTCAAAGGGCTTTGATATATTTACACCTTGAAAAATGGCATGAAAAAAGCACCCTTGAAAAGTTAATTTCAAAAGTGCTTATTTCCGCTTTTCCTTTTCGTAATAATCGCATTGTTCCGAACCGTCTATAACCGCAAGCGGTTTGAACTTTGGATAAGGGTACATCCGGCAACTGCTTTTTGTGTAATGGCTGGAATATACCGTTCCATCATTCCGAAAAATACAATCCTTACACTGTTCACATTTTGGCTTTTGGGTGTTGTCCGAAAGAACTTCATCCGCATACCGTTCTTCAAATGTTTTCTTTTCAGCCATTCAGCCACCTTCTTTCTACCGTTGCGGTTTCTGCCCGATAACTTCAAGATCAATGTAAATTGTTCCGGGTGTCTTTTCAACCTTTGTAACACGAAAAGTTGTTCCCTGCTGCAAAATGATTTCTGATTCTTGCCCGAATGAACTTTGCGGTTTCAGTCCATCCCACGATTTACCCGAACCATTACCAAAAGCGGAAAACGGTTCAACATACATCATTTGAGTACCGGAAGGGGCATATATGTTCAGGATAATATCACCGCTAAACCCTTTGCCCTTTGCCACGCCACACGAACAAAAGCCGTATTCCGTGGGAGTAGTACCCAAAAGCAAGGCTTCCAATTCGGCTTGTGAAGCGTGTTGCAGCTTATCCATTGGAACATTGAAAAATTTATCCATGCCCTTGAACCTACAACCACGCTGCAACCAAAAATCTTCTTGATAAACTGATTTTTCAATTATATCAGTCATAGCGTTAATTTCTTTTCGCATTGCTCCGGGTTGCCAGCCGGAATAACTAACCCCGATCTGATCCAAGTCCACATTACCAACGCCTAAAAACTTTTCGCTGCCGTATTCAATGCCCCGTAACGGTTCATTGAACTTGTGGTAACTTTGGGTATAGTCATATATTGCATTTTTCTGAATGGGTGGGGAAGAACGCCACACTTCACCGCACCTATCACGCAATAGGGCATCTGCTTCTTTGGTGCTTTTCGCCCACATAGCGGCATCTTTGCGTTCCTGCGTGAAAGCATCATCAACCGCTTCTATTATACCACTATTTTCAACTTTTTTCAAATCGGCTTGAACTTTTGAAATTTCCTGTTCAATCTTCTTTAACTGCTGCTGAATATCGTGGTAACTCTTGCCTTCCGTATCAAGTTCTTCAAGCTGCTTGTAAAGGTCTTGATACTTCTTCATCAAGTCAGGATCGGTTTCAGTAATGAACTTGCCTTCATAGTATTGCTTCTTTCCGGCAATGTTCAGGCTTTCCCAATCAGCGGTTGTTACATCCTTGTTGTACCAAATCCCGGAATAGGTCTTTACCTCGAAATCGTCAAGCTGCTGCTGAACTGCTGCTTTTTGGGCTTCAAGTTCAAGCTGCTTCTTTGCAAGGGCTTTCTTCTGTTCGGCTTTCAGCTTTTCATTCAGCTTTTCTTGCCATTCCGCTTTTTGGGCTTCAATGGCTTCCATCTGTGAATGAAGGTCTTTCAGCTTTGTTAAATCCTCGCCATCAGTAAACCCTTCAAGCGATCCGAAATCCTTAATTGCTTCATCATACGACCAACCACCGGAAATAGCCATAAACTGCATATTCAAATCTTCAAGCTGAACATCTGCATCCGCAATTTTGGCTTGCAGCTTCTTCTTTGTCAGATATTCCTTCTTTGGGGGCGGGGTGGGTTCAGGCTCTTTGTGGTGGGAATAGTGAAGTGCTGAACCATCATCCACCACATCAAAGCCGGATTTATCGCCGCCGTCAACAAAGGTTTGCTTCCAATCCTCATAGTTCATATCATCCGGGATATAATAGGTTTTGCCCGTTTCTTCATCCCGTGCTGCCCGTTCCCCAATATCCCCGAAATCTTCATCGAAATAGGGAACTGTGGTTGAACGGCAATATACATGAAAGGGCGGGGCAGTAACACCCGCTTGAAAGTCCTTCATGGGAAAATGCTTTCCGTCAAGGCTTCTGCAAATATCGGAAGTGTGGGAATCCAGCGTTGCCACGATTTCATATTGTTCAACATCAAGATCATTGAAGCAATCCCTTTGTGCTGCTGAACTGAAATAGGCTTCTTCTGTCATAATCAGCCGTCCGGCGTTTTGCTTTGAAGTGTTCATCTTCTTTGCAAGTGAATCAATCGCCTTTTGCGGATCAGCCCCAAGCATAATATTTTGCGTAAGTTCGCCGTGAAGTTCTGAAATCAGCTTTTCCTTATTCGTCCAAATCCTTTCAGAAAAGTTTTTCCCATCAACCGCCCACGGTTTGGAAAGCACCTTTTCAATCTGCGATTGATCCAGCCCTGCAATATCCCAACCGATATTGAACCCCTTTTGAAGTTCATAAGCGGTATGATAATACCCGCTTTCAAATATATCACCCATTGCCCCGGTTACTGTTCCCATCTGTTTTGAAAACATAACTTCAAGGCTTTGCTGTGTCTGAATTTTCAGGGCTTCCAGCTTTGAAATATGGTACTTTGCGGAAGCATTTTCCAATTCCTTCATCCAGCCGCCCATTAAAGCGTTATCCTGCCCGTATTTGATATAGTCCTGAACATCCCATTGAAATTCTTTCAGGGCTGCACCTTTCAAATATTGGCGGGCTTGTGCAAGGGTAATTCCGTTGTTATCGGCAAACCGCTGATACCACCGGGCGATCTGCCCTTCAATCTGCCTTTGGGCTTCCTTGTACTGCCTTTCGATTTCAGCAAAGGCGGCTGCACCCTGCCCGTTTTGGGCTTGTTCAAGCTGTTCAAACCGTAGCTTCCAATATTCACTATTCTTCAATCACTCCACCGCCTTTCACAAAGCGGGGAACAATCAGGCGGTAAAAGCTGCACACGGTTCTATTATTCATTGTCAAATTGAACTTTTTGAACCGCACCAACATCAGCCACGCAAAGGAAGCGAACAGCCGCCCTAAAATAGGGTTCTTATACTCCACTTCAAGGGTAACGGGTAAAATATCAATCTTTTTGATTTTCGCCATTCGGATCACCTTCCTTTTTCGGCTGCTGGTTGCCTTGCGGGGCAAACGGGTTATAACCCTGTTGCTGCATTTCCTCTTGTTCCTTTTGCCGCTGCTTTTCCAACCGTTCAAGTTCCTGTTGCGGATCGTCAATCCACGGGTGCATACCAATGATAGTTTCATCGGAAAGAATACCCACGGATTTTGAACAGTTGTCAATAGCTTCACTTTCGTTAATGAGAATATCCCGGTTGAAGATCACCGTTACTTCTTCATTCTCAAAGTTGCCCTTGCCCGTGTTCGCAAGGTGAGCATTGACAAACCAAAGGATTTCTTCAAAGGCGGCTTGAAATTCGGTTTCCATATCGTTAGCATCCAAATCAATATCAGAATACATTGATTGAATGTTCATCTGATTAGGATTGCCGGAAAGCCTATCATCTTTGGCATCATACCCCATAGCATTTTCAATCAGGGCTTTCTTGAAGATTTCCAAAATAGCCTTGTAGTTTTCCGCATTTACGGTGATTTCAAGGGTTTCAACTCCGCCTTTGGTTTCGCCATCATAGCGAACCTTCACCGCACCGAAAGTTGCAAGGTTCTTTCTGAATTCCCCTAAATTCGTACCATCATAGTTTTTAAGAACAAGAATTGTGTTCCTTGCGTCCTCTTGCATATTATTTTCAAAGTCCGAAAGCATAACATTGATACCGTCTTGAAGGGATTTCACCTTCTTAATCAGCGGTATTTCCTGTTCGTTATACTTCAAGGGGATCAGCGGGATTTTCGCCCAATTCAGGGGCTTCCCGTTTGCCATCACATAGGAACAATCCTGTTCTTCAACGGTTAAATCAGGGATAAGCACATTGCCATCAAGAATATAGCAATGAATTCCCTGCATATCGAACACTTCAACCTTTTCAATGATCGTGGGCTTGATACCGTCATAGCCCGCCACCAAGTAAAGCCTGATAGCACCTTCCAAAATAGTGTGTTCGCTGTCCTGCCAAATCGGAAGGATTTCATAGCCCGGAAACAAACGGAAAGAAAATTCCCCGTCTTTGGTGTAATAGGGGTAAAGCCATGAAATACCGTGGTTCAAGGCTGCTTTGCCGCCATTCTTCAAGGTTTTCATAAACCGCTTATTAAACACCTGTTTCAGAAGTGCAGCATATAATTCATTCTTTGTTTCTATGGCAAAGGGTTGACCTAAAAGGTAGTTTGCTTTTTGGTTCACCATCTTGCCGTACTGATTATCAATCAGGCGGTTATTCGGAAGATTTTCAACGGTTTGCAGCTTGCCATCTTCCCCAATCATGGTTCTTTTGCGGGTAAGAATATCATGCTCATTCTGATAATACAGTTGCCCCTTAATCTGCATGATCCGTTCCGGCGAACCCTTCCAACGCATGATTTCCTGTTCAAGAAATTCTTTGTTGTTCATTCTTGCCTTGAACCCGAACAGCATAAAATTTGAAATCCGGTTCAATGCGTTTTCAATACCGTTCAACACCTTTTTCACCCCTTTCTATCGCATAATAAAGACAAAAGCCCGAAAACACACGGTTTTCAAGGCTGTTTGTTACTAATGTGTTATTTTTATTCAAAACTGAAAGCCGCCCCCTTGCTGAAATCTTCAAGGGCATACCGCATTGCATCCATCAAGTGGTTAAAATCATCAATGGGTTTATTCAGCTTCTTTCCGGTTTTACTGTCAACATCCCATGTGTAGTTACTGATTTCAGTAATGAAATTCACGCATTTAGGATGAACAATAATGTGGAAATCCTGAATATAATCAATGCCGTTGTTTATGCTGTCTTTGCCCTTCCTTGCCCTGTGAATGTGGGAAAGCCCCAAATCATAAAGGCGGTCAATGCTCTTTGGTTCAGCGGAATCAGCCCGGATTTTCTCTTTGCAATATCCGGCTTTAGTAACTTCTTCCGCTATCCGTTCATTGCTCATGCCCTTTTGATAGATTTCATCAAACACCCAAAGGGTTTTGTTGGTTTCGTCTATCAAGCCACAAAAGAAAGCGGAAGGATCGTTTGTATAACCGAAATCCAGCCCGAAAGCAGATTGAACAGTTTTCAGCTTGCGGATTTCTTCAATGTCAAAGGCTTTTTCTTCCCAATTCTCATAGATAAGCCCTTCAACAATGCCCCAATCGCCCAATCCAGCCACACGGTAACGGCGGGGGTTCTGCTGCTTCATAGTTTCAAAAACCTTTTTATCAGCTTCATCCAGCCATTCATTACACATATAGTTGGTAGTCATTGCAAGGGTTTCATCATCAGGGTTATCAAAGAAGCGGGCTTTGATCCAATGGTGTTCATTCCACGGGTTGAAGGTTAGGGTTATTTGCTTGAACAGCCCTGTTTCAGCCGGGATTGCACCACGAATTGATTCATCAAGCATATTGAAATCATCTTCATTGCCGATTTCATACGCTTCTTCAATCCACATCCAACACAAATAGCCGTGTTCAACGGTTATTGAAGTTACTTTCAGCGGATCATCAAGCCCCCGGAAATATATTTTCTGCCCTGTTGGAAGATAGGTCATTTCAAGCGGGCTTTCCTTGATCTCCCAAAATTCAGCAACCCCTAAACGATTGATAGCCCACTTTAATTCTGTAAAGCAGCTATCTTTCAGGGTTCGGAAAACTTTTCGGACAACAAGCAAGTTTGCATCCGGGTATTTCATCAGGTTCACGATATACCAAAGGGCGGTTGTTTTGGATTTCTTGCTTGCACGGCTTCCCTTGCAAACACGATAACGCCCACGCCAACGCCAAAATGTACCGTAACCCTTGCCGACATAATCAGGAAGGAAAATCTGCTTTGCCTGTTTAATCTTCAAGTTCATCACCCCCGGAAATTACAACCGGGATTGAACCCCCTACATCAAGATTATCCTTGAACATTCCGTACCGCTTGCCGATCAGTTCAGCCGCCTTCAAGCGTTCCCTTGCAGAAACATCTATATCTGTGATTGTCTGCACACCATCACCGACAAGCTGCAAGGTCTGTTCCCGGTGCTGCCCCCGCATAACGGCGGTAAGGTATTCAAGAACTTCCTGTGCATCGGCGGTTTTCTCATTGTGCAGCCGTTCAAGCTGTTCTTCAATATAGGTTTTGACTTCAACATTTTTCAACATTCGCTGTCCTTGACTGTATGCGGTTTTCTCATTGTACCCCGCCCGGATTGCCGCTTGTGTAGCGTTACAATCAATCAAGTATTCATCAGCAAATTTCCTTTGTTTTGCGTTCATAAACAGCAACCCCCTTTCAGTCAGGTTAATTTCAAACATCCTGATAAACACAATATTGTGTAAAAAAGATTTTCCCGGTGGGTAGGAGTTCACCGACTATGCCCGAAATCGGCTATGAGTACCCCACCGGGAAAATGAAAAAACCAACGGTTTCCCGCTGGTTTTTCACTCTATCATTTTATCAGTTCTCACCATAGGAATTCAATAGGTTTTCATAGGTTGTTTGAAAATCCTTCAAAGCGTAGCCGTGCAACTCTACAACATACTGATATGTAAAGTTCATTTCAACAGCGACAACTTCAAGCCTTTTGAATTCAACATAGTGCTTATACAGAATTTCAATATATTTGCTGTTCTTCAAGCCCTGAATCTGATTGATTATCCTGTGTTTTTCATCAACATACCGATCAATTTCAGCATTGATTTCTTCTTCAAGGTCAATAATTCGCCCGATCAGCTTCACAAACGGGGCATCCCCGGAAGGGCTTGTTTGCACACGCTCTTTTGAATAGTCAATGCTTCCGGTACTTTGCGATTTCAAACGCAAATCGCCTAATTCATTGATTTTTTGATTTATCACGGTATCTAACCGCTGTAACTGCTGCAAATATTCTTTTGCTTTCATAGCAATCTTCCTTTCTTCATCTTGAACCGATAACTTGAACCGCTTCAAAGTCTTTATTTTTCGGGGCTTTTCAAAAATCAGCGGTTCAAGGGTTCAAGTTCAACTTGCTATTTTCTT